ATCTTATTGATTTGATAATTACAAAAGTTTTTAAAAAAAACGTCTAAAAACGTCTAAAATAAAAATAAAGATTAAGATTGGATTGTTGATGATATTTTTTTTCACTTGCCACCCACCGGAGGACCATACATCCCAGCAAGGAGATTCTCACCGAACTTCAAATCAGTATTTACCTTTTTATCAACACGATAAATAACTCCAGTGTTGTCCCCGACCTGTGCAAGACTTCCTTCAGGATCTAAAATCTGAGTCTTGATATCTGTAATTGTTTTTTTTCTCGTAACCGTAAACACAGGACCTCCTCCATCATAATTTACGAAGTCAGTTGCCGCATTGTATTTACCAACGACCGCCATTGTCTGTAAGGGGTTGGATGTCTGATAATAATCGGCTTGGTCTAAAATATCCGAGTTCACTAGAAAATATCCTCTTAAAATCTTTCGTGGAAGATCTATTGCTTTTATTGCTGTTGAATTCTGTTGAATTGAGATGGCTGGTTCAACTTCATGGGAAGCACTCACTAAATTAACATCCCCCAGTGTGTGAACATTATCATAATAATTCAGATTCGATGGAAGCATACTCGGTTTAAACATCTGAATGGAAAAAGCATTGTTAAGATATTGTTCCGCTGTAACAGAATTAATTTCAGCATTTGTTGTCATCCCCGATACATTAGTAGTATTATCATTAAATCTTGTATTAATATTCTTCACCTCGCCGACAGTTCCCGAAGGATTAAATTGACTATACCTGAAACCAAGTAATCCCCAAATTGATTCATCCCACTTTTCCTCAGTGACTCCCATATCTCTTATGACTATTCCACTGTGAGAATCATAAATCCTGGCATTCTCTAATCTCTCATTCATCTTGATGAAAGATGTAACGTTACCCGATGCCGTCGTGCCTGATAAATTTATCTTGGAATAAGGTTGCATATCTGGAGACCAACTATCATATCGTAATTGTTTATTGATAAAATATACATCTTCATTTCCTTGTGAAGAAGGTGGAGGAGCTAGAATATCTCCCGGAGCTTGAGGATCTCCCGCATTATAAAAGTTACCAGTTTTCTCAGGTGTATGTAAATTCTGAAACTTAAACCGACTCTCAACATTATCAAAATTGAATAATGGATTATTTGCCCCCATATAAATCTGCTGAATATATTTACCTGATTCATATTCTTGATGACCGAAATATTGTAAAGGACTATATCCATTATTAAAACCGATCGCCGAATTACCATAAGCGTTAAAATGATAATCATATCCTACTTTTGTTCCACTCAGAATTGTATCAGTCCCGTTGCCATTTTGAATTCTATCTGGGGGAATTCCACCGATTCTTGCTGTTGTAAATGAAATTGTATTGGCAGGACTCCTTCTACCGAATCCATAAGCCAATTGCCATTCCTCAGTATATACTGGTGCCTCTGCGGCTGTCACATTAACACTATTTTTATTAAAGTAAACGAATACAGGAGCAGAACTCCTATCAGAAACATTCACACCGGATTCCGTATAAGAAACATTATACATATCATCTCCAAGTGCTGCGGTATCGTTTTTACTAGCCCCCTGTGATTCAAATCCTAAATCCATATGAATGAAACGAGCCTCTTCCCTAAATGAACCCGATAACGATGCCGATGTTAGATTAAAATTTTTATAATTACTACGATTATATTGGTCAATACCTCCGTCTAATAATTCTGGATAAAGAGTTTGACTATCAAAGAAAGCTTTAACTTTTAGTAAATTCTCATCAGTAAAAAGCATACTTGTATCAATAACGGCGTTATGTGCGTCCACTTTACGAATTGCCTCCCTAGTGAATTCGCCATTATAAGCGAAAGCCTCTCTCCCCGTCTCTACGATCTCGGGTCGTTTAAATCCTACATAATCGTAATTATTTAAATAAGCAAGAGATAGTCCTGAAAGGTTAGGAGCATTAACACCGAAGTCACCTGCGGGCATACTATTATGTAACGTGGCATCAAAGAACTCTGTATTCGCAGAAGAGTTATAAGTAATAAAATTAGCAGCAGTGATTCCTTTATTAGTTGTAGAGTTTTGTAATATGACAGCCGACGGCCCAACCGGGTCTACGACTTCAACAGGATCCTCTGTTCGTTGTAATTGCTCGGTAATCTGTGAAGCAATATTTGAGGGAGTATTATATCCCTCCTTAATTGAAATCTTTATTTTTTGTTTATATCTCACATAAGGAGCTGTAGCAATATCAACTTTCGGGGGAGCTCCAAGACCCCCATCGTAAGGGATGAGAACATCTTCCAAGGTTTCCTCACTAACCTCCGAAGCATTATAAACAGCATTTTGTCTTTTAAATATTGTAAATCTTTCATTATTCATTCTTACTTTATGCGTAACCACATCAGCTCCCGACGCACTAATAACATTACAGAGCTGATAATCTCCCCCAGTGCCACTTATAAAATAATTCATAGGTGTTTGGGCGAATGTCTGACAACCCAACGGATATCCATCTTTTACCTCCCAATAATCAGTGTTATGTGCAAGCTCTTTTCCGAGGTTCGTGGTATATGGCACAAGAGAAGCATTATTAGCCGAAGCATTCCCGAAATTTCTTGGTAAAGAAAAACAATTCTCACCATTAGAAGTCTTATAAAATTCTACGACGATACTTGCCTCATTATCTTTCATATCAACTTCCTCTGTAATGTTCGATGCTTGGACTTGGGCGAATCCCGTGGGACAATATACTAAGGGATCCGTTGGTTGCGGACGAGCAATACCAAATCCAACGAAAGAGGAATTGGTGAATTCTGTCCGGACTATATTTTTTTTACCTAATACTCTTCCCCTCATTTCAATTGTATCTCCACCAGCACCTCTCTGAGCTATGTGAGCCGATTCAATTGAAACAGTATCTCCAATATCTAATGTGATTCCAGATGAAACTTTATTCGTAAAAACTGAAGGATTAGTTTGTGCGAGGTTACTCGCTGAGAACTCCTCAGAACTTAATCTGTTCGCATCTAGGAGAATCGTTTGTGAATAGTTTTCCGCCTGAGCCATTTATTATATAAATTAAATTTTTTTATTTATTATGAATTTAATTGCGAAGAAGAAGAAATTAAAAAATAAATTTAAAGCAACTGAGTTGTAATGAAACCATTCGCAAGAGTGGTGACCTTGGCTAATTCTAACCACGATCTCTGGGTGTAAGGACCAGAATCATCTAGACCCTCATACTTGTAATAAAATTCTAAACCACGAGTATTAATCCTCTCATTGCGATTGAGACGGAAAGACTGCCAATTGAAACGTCCCAACACACCAGCCTCCGTTGCCGAATCACCAGTGTTCTGGACAAGATCATAGTAAGTATCATCCGTTAGAGCAACACCCTCGGCAGAGAACTCTTCACGAGATACGAAAGGAACCATTCCCTCTGCCTGAGCAGTATTGTGGAACTGACGAGCCGGATTGGTTACGTCTATTGGAAATAAAAATTTATCATTGTATTTAACATTCACAGTTAGAGAACCATTCCTATTACCTGCCGCGGGAGCTTGACCGAATGAATACTCTCTTTCAGGAGCAATGCAATGATATTGATTCGTAATAGATTCTGTCTGAACAGTTGCGGCAGTTGCCGCCTGAAGACCCGTAATGACTTTCGTGACGATGCGACCAGCACCACCTAAATTGCGAATAAGAGTTGAACCCTCGGCGGAAGTTGCCGAAACACTCACCGCCGAATGACGATAATCAAAGTGATTCATAGTAATTATTGGATTCGCCTGAGCATAGGTTGTCATCATTTCCTGAGGATAGTAAATGTAATCTGCTACGAATTTAACTTGATTCGTATCAATGGCGGCAACGAAATCAGTCGTTCCAGAATCTTCAATGGATACTCGTTTCTGAGCAACTGGTTCAAAAGTTAATTCAATTGACACTTGTTCCTGCATCATGTAGAGAGGGAGCTGGGTCTGTTTTAATATTGGGAAGAGATCCGCAAGAGGAATCTGGAAAACAGGGTTCGCCTGAACTTCTAAATAATCAGGCAGAAGAACATCCGGAGTATCCGTTCCGAATGTGTCGTTGTATTCAAGACCAGTTTTTAGACCATATCGGAATGCCTCGGTGTTGTTAGTGGCAACAAGAGATCCCGAGGTGGCATCGTTGTAGCGAAACTCGTGAGCCAGAGCATTACCCGCAGTAATCATTTCACGTTCATATTGGTGTTCGTTAGACATAAACATTCTCTTGTAGGCGGAAAGAGTATTGTAAGAATCTATTTCTTGGATTGTTTTCGTTCCAACCTTCAAGGCACAACGAGAGATTAAAGAGTGAACGCCAGTTGTGATAGGGTAATATCGGTCGGTCCCATCAGCAGGATCAACTACGGCTAATGTAATCTTGGAATGAGAATGGAGGATACCTTTATTTAAAAGAGTAAATCTAACAAAATTATCACTTCTCACAACCGGATCAAGAACGCTCGTTTCTACGTCAGTTGCGGTCGTAGTATCCATAGGAGAAACACGGAGAAGATTAGGAACATTCGGGGGAACAGGTGCTCTTTTAACCATAGACTCTTGGACATCACCAGTTTCATCGCGATCGGGGACAGGGCCGGGAGCAGACATATCTGAATTCATATTTATAATGAATCAAATAAAAAAAAAACTTAATAAAAAAAAACTTTATTGTTTGGTAAAAATATCGTCCCATTGATTCTCCGATAAAAATTTATATCCAACATTTTCCAGATACTCTCGAACTTCTTTTCTTTTTATATCATCATAATTATGTTCGCAAGTTATGTATCTGAAACTGAATTTATCGTGATCCAATGATGTCAATATTTTTAATTCACTTCCCTCTGTATCAATACTCAAAAAATCAATCACGGAAGGAGAATTATTATCTTCTAATAATTTCGTTAAAGTGATACAAGGTTTCTCAGACTGAATAAAATTTTCCCTACATTTATAATTTTCATCATCAATCCCAGACAACATACTATAATTATTTCCTCTTGTTACTTCATTAAATGTGACTGTTCCATTTTTATCATAAATACAAGTATTAATACAGATACTCATTGGACGACTCTCTACACATTTTTTAAATTCTTCTTCAAGGGGTTCTACACAGATTCCTTTCCATCCATATTCCGTTTCTAGGCGATATGTGTTAGATAAATCTTTACCATCGTGAGCTCCTATATCTACGAAGTATCCTCCTTTTTTATTATTGAAATATTCTAAACATTTTAAATCTTGGTCTAGTTGAGAAGGTCTTTCTGGCATTTTATAATACTCATACAGAAAATTATTTTAATTCTCGTAACATACAATAATGGGAGGATCTTGGATCACTTACATTTTTAAATCCCATACTTATAAACTCTTTCTCTAAATAATCATAATCACAAACCTCTGGACGATCTTTTTCATAAAGGATTGCTCTTAAATTTTTAAAGAAATCTTTATTTTCCTTGTAAAAGGTTTCAAATGCTCCCTCACAATCGGCAACCAAAACATTGAAATTAATATTGAAATCACTAATCTTGAATAATTCAATATTACCTTCATCATCTTGAGAAGTATAATTTCCAAAACCCGCATAACCTCCATCGTTAATTTTAAGAGGTCTTTCACTTATCGCACCTTTACAAATATGAAACTCGCACCAATGTCTATCCCTATTCTTTTCAAGAGCTTCCCACACAGTTGACTCCGGTTCAACCGCTACATGATCTTTTTTATTTTTTAGAATTTTATTAATTGTGATCGATACTCCCCCATATCTCGCACCTATCTCTAAAACTTTATCATCTGGTCTTATGTAAGCGTTAGCATCGTGTTGTTCTTGGACTTCAATCCTTTCATACGGAATATATTCACCCTTTTCACTAAAACAATTCATTTATAATTATGGAGATTTTATTTTTATTTAATTTAGAACTTGAAGACCTTGCTGACCGAAGACCAGAGTCTGTTTATTGTGCACGAACACAAAGAAAGCCTGAGGAGAATCGGTATCTAGGTCCAGTCGCATATTAATTCCGAAATTAACGTTGCGGAAGTCCACACCTTGGTCGCTAATGGAATCAAAGGCAACTCCTAGACCGAAGCCCGAGCCTCCATCTGCGAAATCTTTATCAAACCGAGCAGAATCACTCAGACGAACATTAATCGGAGAAAGAGTGGATTTAGTGTTCTTGGTGAACTTCTGGATCGCATTCACATAGTTCAAGAAGATCTGACTGTCCGCAGTCTTGTTGGAAGCATTGTCCTGCTGGAGAGTATTAATATTGAAATCAATCGGGAACTTAGTGCCGTTGCGAGTGAAGAATAATTCCTGAATGTCTGCACTCTGTCCTCCAACATTCGTAGGATAAAGAGTCGCAAGACCATCAAACTGTAAATTGTTAATGTGAGCCGCCGGAACAATATTAGCGAATACACCAAGAACTCTTGAGAGACCCAGTTGGAAATTTATAATACCATTACCCGAATTAACCGTCTGGTAATAAGAGTTAATGGAATTGTATTCATAAGTGCCCGACTGCCTTGATTTTATTTCCTGAACCACACTCGCCTCCGGTTCAATTAATTCAGCACACAGAGAAACGTCACTGAATTCATAGAAAGATTCAGTATACGATGCCGAATCACTGTCTCCCGAAGTATGGAAAACCTGAGAGTCTGGACTTAAATGAAGTTCCAAAATTATCCCCCCGACTGCCTCAGGCATAAGAGCAAGTGGCTCACCACCATTTAGGAGTCCGCAGGGCAACGCCATACAGAAATGATTCTGGGTCGAAGAAGATGAAGGAATATTTACAACTGATTCCTGCTGAGCCGCATACGAAGGCATAATTAAAGCACTCTCATTCAAATGCCCGATTCCATCTTGAACCGAAGTTGTTACCGGGAGGTAGGAGGAAAGGAAGCGATTGTAATGACGAATTGATTCTATGGTCTGACCCGTTCGCTGAGATTTAATAGTCAGAGTATCAATACACGAGTAAACACCTAGTTTCTCACTCATCGCTAACTGGGAAACATCGGAAACGGAAGAAGATCCGCTAGATAGTAATGCTCGGAACTTACCCGTGAAGCGGACAGAGTTGCCGATAAGGAGACGATCTTGTTCTCCGATTATGAATTGAATGACGGGGTTGCCGTCTTTAAAACTTATCTGTCCGTTGCTAGTTACGTTTGAGGGGACCACTTCAATATTAAGATTACTGCTCATTTTATAATATGAGAATTTTAAAAAAAATAAGGATATAAATTAAAATTTTATTTAGTCTATCTTTACAGGGTTACTTCCTTAGACCATTACTCGTAGTCCACCATTCTTGATTTCTAGGCGACGCAGGTGTGAGCAATAATTGTTCCACAACTTATCCTTGGTCTGAGGATTGGCTTGGTCGGTATACATGACCTGCAAATTAAAGTCCTTGCCCCTAGCATCGTAAACTGCATTCGTTCCAAGAGCCAGTGCTCTTCCCACGAAGAAATTATCTTGGAAAGCACGGAAGGATAGCGGTTCAATGTCCGCCATCGCTAATGCTTTCTCCGCTTCAATTGTCCACTGCTGCGAGATTGAGTTTCGGTCAGCAATCTTTTTAGTATCAATAGGTCTGCTTGGATTAATTCTTCCATCATAGATCCACTGATACTCCTGCAGACCATCGCAGATTCCGGTTAGACCCGACCTCGCGGAATTGTTGAAATTATCATTACCAATATCCGTATTGATTCGGTAAGTGGAAGAGCAACTTAACATTTCCTTGGAGGAGTATGCCTTCGCGTCTGTGGGGACGCACAGGATAGCCGTCGCACGAGACTCAATTAATGGGAGTCGAATGTTCGCAACATTATCTCCAGCAAGTTGAGAATATCTGTAATTAGTAAAAGACCGATAATCATAATTCATGGTCCCGCCCTCCTTCATCATCTGCATCATAGATGCCTCATAACCATCCGGAACTTCAATCTGTTTCACAATCATCTCAACATCTGACACTGTGTATGTTGGATCATAACTTGGAGCCGTTTCAGGATTATTCGTAACCATAAAATATTTCTTACCCGCTGCCCCCGTCCACGATTCTCCCGTTGTATTACTTACATTCGCGTGGAGAGTAATTTTAATTTTATCAACTGAAGCAGCAAGACCTCTGTCCATTTCTATATCTTTAATTCTTCCAATTGAAGCATTAATAGACCCACTTACCGCTGCGAGCGGATCGTATTCCTGGCTCATAAAAGTAATATGCTCACCTACCGAAAAAGGAACATTCTCAACCGCCGTGTAGTTATTGCCCCGTGTTAGGTAAAAAGAGCTCATAGCAGAACCACTCTGGAGAGATCCATTAGTTGCTCGGGTAGCATCAATCCCGTCCGTGCTGTGGAATTCGGGGGCAAGGAGACCACGACGATTACGGTTAGGACCATCAAGACTTCTGAAAACTCTACGTGAGTCCTGAAGTAAAATTTCTACGAAAATACCGTCAGTTAAAAGTGCTGGGAATACAGCCTCATTACGGAAGAGTCCGGTGTTGAGATGGAGTTCACCCTTAGCCTCGTGGAAACCATAATCAGGATCAGTCGTAGCGAAAGAAACACTTAGAGCTGGATTACCATCAACCTTCGTAAAGTAAGGATTGCTTGTAATATTATTCTGAGGAGTTTTCATAGTCCCCTGAGTTCCACGAGTGGACTGGTCGTAAACAGTCGTCCCGTCAACAAGTGCTCTCTGACCCTTGAGAGTATCATTAGTCTCGTAGTCGAAGCGAAGAGCACTCAAAACATCATAGCCTTCAATCTCCTCAAGGAGAACAGTTTTTCGCCCAGAATAGATCCTAATTGAGCGGATGAGACTGTGTAATCCGGTCTCAGCATCTAACTGAACTTTCTGAACTCCATTCGTAGAGGAGACACTCGGCACAGCAAGATTAACATTCATCTTTAACTTGGACTGAGATAAATCAACGAACTTAGAAGTCGGTGGAATATATAATTCAATACGACCTCCGGGGCGGTAACTTAAACCATTTTCTGAAGGAATGCTTACATCGGTCTGACCGACTTTAATCTTATCACTAGAAACAAAGAAACTACTCATTTTATACTATGAACAGTTAAAAAAAAATAAAAAGTTAAAATCTTAAAAAGAAATTTTAATAACGAAGTTTAGCTAAAAAGAACTTGATCCCGTTATTGATTGTTTCGCAGAAATAGGAGCAGATGCGGCCAATCCCATTGTTGAGTATGCCGGAGTCACTTTCGTCGCTGTTAACTTGGGAGGAGGAACAGTCGTTGCATCGCTGGCGTGTTTTTTATTATCATTTTTCAAATCTTCGTATCCATCCATTATACCACCAACCAGAGAAGTAATTCCTCCAACAAGTTCCAATGGAGGGAAAGCGGTTCCAACTAAATCCATTCCAGCTCCTAACTCTTGTAATTTATCACCAGTGCTTTCACCCTGAAAGAAAGTCCCACAACCACTAACAACATTAGAAATCCCGTGAACAACATCCGATATCCCACCGAAATCACCTAGTGCCTTCCCACCGATTTCTGAGGCTGCCGACAAACCAGCCTCTCCAACAGTCCCCAGAGTCGCTTTCTTTAATACCCCTTTAATGATTCCAGTTTTTACTGAAGAAGATTCAATTGCCCCTGTCCCAGCACGAAGAGCATCTGAACCACCTTGTAGTGTTTCCTCACCAGCATTCGCAACTGCTTCACCCGCAGCACCCGCATCCCTCGTAGCTGATTCTGAATCAGTTGCCACTGTTCCCGCAGAAGTTGTTTCATTGGAGGGAACCATATCAGCGGGAGGTGGTTTGGGATCACCCGCTATAATCCTTTTAGCAGTTGAACTGACAGCATTCTTTCGTTGAGCGAGTTCATCCGCCATATATCCACCTAAACCATTCTCTTTAATAGAAGAACCCGCCTGAACTAAACCGACTGTAGAACCAATTGCCCCTGTTCCGTCTGTGAAACCAAAATATGCTTCGTCTTCTTCTTTTTTAGTTTTATCATCTGATAGAGTTCCGGGTTGATTCTTTACTTTTTCCTTGTAATCATCTTGAGCCTTTTGATTCGCCACCAGCACACCGTCATTAAAGTTCTTGGTTCTTGCGTTGAAACTTTGACCCTCCGAGAGAGAACTCGCATATCCATACATATCAGTCATTTTATAAAAGAAGCAATTATTTTTATTCTGGAATGTTAGTTTTTATTTGTTTATCCCCGAAAAGTAAATTTGAACCTTCCGCCAACTGTTCCTCAAAGTTTCTAAATGCCCTCGCTGGATTAGATTGAAGATCTAAATAAAGAAAATCATATCTCACTTCAGTCGCCTTGGAATAAATTTTCCTGAACTTTTCATCGCCACCGAACATTCCCGAATATTCTGCACTGATCTTGTCTAATTCTGACATATTTTGTAAATTTCCACAGATGAAAGCATTCGTATTATTTCTTATTGTGGGTCCTACTGCCTTGAATGACTGGACCGATATCGCTAGTAACCCGACTCCGTAGTGTCTTGACCTTGTGACTAAATGATTTAAATAAGAGTTCCTCTTCACTGAACCGAGAATATCGTCGAAAATCATCCCAACGAAAGGCATATCTTCTTTATCAAAAGATTTCTGTTGTTCTATGATTCCCGCCAACACGCTATCATCATAACCAGTATAGCAATCACAGGCTTCACGTAGGAAGCGACTCGTAACATCCTGGTCCACGGTGTTCGACATGATGGTTACATTATCCATTGCCCCTTTATAAAAGTCATCTCGGAGAAGGAGATTACTTAAAATTGTGCTCTTTCCACTTTTTGTCGGCATTACAAGACACATAATACAGGGGAGCTCAGGAAGATTAGGATGAGTAATCTTTCTAGGTTTTTCTTTCGGGGGATCTTTCACCGGAAAAATCTGAGGCGGAGGTTTACTTTCCATTTATATTACTATTGATTTTATTTTATTTAATTAAATCTGTTTTGATAACATTCACCAATACAGATTAGTTGAGGAGTTTCATACCGATGAATCGACATAATTAGTTTTAAGAGGGTATCTTTTTTATTATTGTAAATGTCCGGTTGATAAACCCTTATCATTGAATAACCATTCGCCATTGCTCTTTCATTCTTAAAAATATCATTTTTTAATCCTTCTTCTGGTGATTCCCAGTTTTTTATTTGGGTGAAATGTTGTCGTCCGTCCAGTTCAATGATACACTTGAGATCTTGAATAACGAAATCATATGGTAATTCTCTTTTTTTCTTACACCAATGAAATCTTTTATCGTGAATGATTTTATAGTTAAAATTTTGTTCTAAGATATTTTTTAACATTGATTCCGTTTTTCTAATACATAAAGGACAACCTTTCCCGCAAACTATATGATTACCCATATGTATTTCCCAATCCCCATGTTCCTTACAAGTAACGAAAGATTTAACTTGCATTCCTTCATATACAAAGTTATCGTAAGTATATAAGTTGTTGTGTGTTTTATTTGCTCTCTCTATGACTTCTTCTTGGGTCAACATCTTATTATCCCCCATTTTCCTATAAGAACATTTGGAACAACCCGATCCCTTATACATATGATTATTCATAGATTGAAAGTAATCCCCATGAATGTCGCAAGTAATAAAAGAACAAGAATTCATATTTTCAAATTGAAAGTTTTCATATGTATATTTACCATCGAATTTAACATTTAATTTATTTTTAACTTTTTCCCAATTGGATTTATTAGTCATTGTGTTTTACATATTAATAACGCCCTAAAATTTTAAGTCATTTAATTAAAAAATTGTCTCCATTGATCCACTGGTTTATCAGGTTGAATTGCCCGTTGGAGAGTTCTTTTCATCTGGTCTTCCCTTGCTTCTGCGAGTTGTCTTTTCTTCTTGTCTTCCTTTTCCCTCTTCCTAATGGTTTCATAAGATGATATTGCTGAAAACATTGCACGTTCCATATCATCACGTGTGAATCCAGTTTGAGGCACCGAAGGAGTGGGAGCTCTTGCGGGTTTAGGTTCATTAACTTGTTCTTGTTCTTTCCTTTGTTTCGCAAGAATCCTTTCCTCTGCTTTTCTAACACGAGCTTCTTCTTTTTCTTCTTCTTTTTTAATTTTATCTTGGGCTTTGTCTTCACGCTCCTTTGCTCTTTTTTCAGATGCTATTTTACGAATCCTTGCTAGATGGTCTTTCTGTTTCTGAGACATAGGAGCCTTCCGTTTATAAGCGCGTTTTCCAGTTGGTTTAAATTCTGACGAAGACTCCTGTTCGGTGGGTGGAAGAGCTTCTTCTTCTTCTTGAACAATTGGTTTTATTTGAGGCACGGGACGTTCTGCAAACACATCGTCTTCTTCAGGTATAAGTCTTTCAGTAACTTCGATTAATGAATCTTCATCATAATCTTCTTCAGCAATATCAGTTTGAATCTTTTCAATAATCTCTTTATCACTCTTATTCCCACTGTCGGGGATTACTTGGGGTGGGGGAGGTTCCTTTTCCGGCATCGCAATCATTGGCATTATTTTATCCATTTAATAAAGATAGATAAAATAATTTTGAAAGATAGACTTAGAATTAACTAAAATTTAATTTACCCTAAGGGTTGATTGATAAATCAATACTTACATTTTCGGGCGAACGAAGAAAACAACTTCCGTTGAACCTGTGAGATCTTTTGCAAATGTTTCATCCTTCCTTACTAGATGAACATCTATATCTGTCAGTTGTAATGGAGCCGAGTTCTTTAAATCAATAAAAGTTTTATCACTATTCTGGAAGTAAAGAGCTCCTGTTTCCGCACCGCTATTGTCGAATCTTGGAATCTGGAATAAAATCTTTGAAGGATTACCCGTTGAGAAATTATAAGTCTCGTGGGTGAGTGTTGGAACTCTTATGAAGGTTGACTGCTGAGAAGTCATAACGGGTCTACTAGAAGAAACGAATGAAGCTCCGTGATATCCACCGCCGTGTGTCATCCCAGAAGATTGATTGATTGAGAATGGACTGAAACCAAGAACAAGTGCCGAGTTCGGTTGCCACACTTGAACTCTCTTTTCCTGATATCTTTCATTTTTACCCATAAGGAAAATATTTTCATATCCATCTGTATGACCTCCTATTAAATTATTTGCTATTCCCTTATAGTTTCTTATTACAGAGTCCGATCCCAGTGTTCCGGTGCTACTCATTCCAGTAAGTATTTCGCGATCATAAATATCTCCATCCCAGAAATCCGCATTATTCCAACGAGGTTGTGAGGGCTGAGTTCCTCCTCCGTCAATGATTGAATTTTGAGTTTGAGTTGCCCCTCGCCCATCTAAAAATACAGGAATCTTTGTTCTTGTGATCCAAGAGTTCTCAGGGAAATTTCTGTGGATTGTTGAGGAAGTCCTTGAAGTATAATTCGTAATATCAACTGAATCACCTCCATCTTGGAAATAAACAGTTGGATACATCTTCCAATTAGAGATAGTTGTTGGCATCGGTATTTGAGATTTAAATGAAGCACTGCTGAAATCATTAACGGCAACAATGACTGTTCCACTAACAGAGATCTCTACTTTCTCTCCCTTGACTGTGAATGTAACGTCTCCCATTTGTGAGGAAGTGAGGGGGGTTCCGGCTGCGTAAGAAGAGTTGGGTGTATTAGAAATTGCCGAGGCAGAGGGATTTTTATTGTAATAAATAACCTCTTGCATTCGTCCGAGACCTTCTGAACTACAATAATTATAAACCCGAACATCTACTCCATTATCTTCAACTGCATAATCCATATAAATATCACCGTGGTCTCCAAGACCTTCTGCCTCTATGGCGAGACTGAATGGGTGGTCTGTATCCGGACCAGCCTCCGCCATATATCTTCCTATCCAACCTTGAATCTGTCCATCTGCTGGATCCGTGCAATAGGGTCTCGATAATCCATAAATCACTGAGCCTGTGTTGAATTTACCAGCTGAATAAGTAAGTGAACCATTATTAACAGATATCGGACCGCCCTGAGTCCCCTGCGGTAAAAGTTGAACGAAACAATCTCCTCCTCCTACTCCTCCCTCTGTGATTGTTGTTCCGTCCCAAGTTGCAGGTATTCCTGATATTTCTTGGAGTAGTGTTTCCGCTGGTGGAATTGCTGAAGTTCCAACAGATCCCACTTGAGGAATCTTATATTGAAATCCTTTAAATATTCCATCAGTATCAACCGAAATATTAACTTCAATTCCTACACTATTAATTTCAGGGTGAAGTGAATATGCTTCTTGGAGCATTACCTTGAATTCTTCAGCGAAATCTTGAGGAGACTTAGAACCAAGGATTTCATTTCTTACTGGAATAAAATACGAAGTTTGTTCTTCTAACGAAGCATTGGAAGCTAATCTCTCACCGAACCAGAAATTGGTGCGAATATTATTGGCGTAATCAAGCATAGGAACTCTTTGAATTTTAACACTCTCAACAGCGACTTCACTATTCGGGGGAATTGTTAGTGGATTCTTAATATGATTGCGAAACTGGTAGGGAATAGAGATCCCCAACTGGGTCGTCTCGTCTTGTTTTGCGGATGAAGTCACAATTAAACTCATTTATATTATCATACTTTAAAAAAAAAATAATTGATAAAATTAAAAGTATGCCTAAGAAGAAAAATAAGAAAATAAAAATTAAAACGAATGTTCCTGATACTTCTAGAGACTCAACGCAGAAAGGTCAATTAAAATCCGCAGGAAAAGAATTACAAATTGATAAAATCTTAGATAAGAAAAAAGAAATTTCAGAGAAAGAGGTTTTTGATTTTAAACCTAAAAATAAAATGTAATATTATTTTATTTATGGTAAATCGTAATTATCTAACATTTTCATTGGGAAATGTTGATCATCAACCAGCTGGAGACCTTCCTGAACATTATCAAGGAGATCCTTGGGCCGATTATTCTAATTATGAAAAAGAAGAACACTGGTGGAATGATTCTAATTTCTTTGATAATCCTTTTGAAGATGATTTTGAAAAGAGTTCTTCTAACCCTTTTGAAAGTCATGAAGACGATAAACATTATCAAGTATTAGGATTAAAGAGATCTGCATCCCAAGAAGATATTAAGGAGGCGTTCAGGGCTAAAGCCCGAGAAACTCATCCCGATCGAGTCGGGGGAGATGGAGAACAATTTAAAATAGTAAGAGAATCATATGAAATATTGATATCATAATTTAAAAATCGATAATTTTAAATATTGAGATTCATAATATTCAAGTTAAATCCATTTTAGACCATTTTAGACCTTTTGAAAAATAAAGTGTTGAGAAAGAAGAACCTTGAACCTTTCCTATTTTGGTAAAAAACGATAAAAACGGTCTAAAATCGGTCTAAAATGATAGAAAAGTCTAAAATCGGTCTAAAATCGGTCTAAAATCGGTCTAAAAT